TTAAGTCCTCTCCAGGGCGTTGAAACATGAATAAGTCTTAAGGGTTGATCTGCTTTATATCGGGATCGTTGACGCCATTCAACTTTGGGTAAGGCGTTCTTAATAACACGACAACGACTAGTAGGAAGGTTAAAATAAAGCCTATACTTTTCAAAAGTCCAATGAGAATTAAAAATATACCAATCATACTTAATATGGTTCTCCGGTTTTGAAAACCAGGGCTGAACGTTGGGTTGATCATAAGAATTTTTTATCCATAAAATATTAAGTTTGCCTGTTTGAAGAGGCGTTTTTTCAGGGACCGATGTCGTAAGATTAATTTTTTTCCAGTAGTGTTCCGGAAGTCTTTTCTTAAGTTCATCGAACTGTAACTCGGTTCCTCCTTTAGGATCCATTGTTTAAAGTCCCACTCCCAATAACCATTTTAGGGACGGTGACTTTAACATCTCGTCTAATATGCTCTTCTTTTGTAGCTGTATTAGGATCTTTCACATCGTCCTCTGCTTCTTTATCTGACATATATTCTTTCTTCGTTTGTGTGTTCGTTAAGGTAACTTCAGTTTCACATCGATAGCGTGGAACTAGTTTTCCATCTACTTCAATCTGATCTACCACGGTTCCTGATTCTTTAAATGGCATTAGGTTCTATCCTGTTGTAATACGCTAATGGATATATTAGCACTGGTGACGGTCGTTGTAAACTTTAAAGCATCACTCTCTTCTAAAACTAAAAGAGTACTACTATCTCCTTCTAAAAATTCTACTTTAGCTGCGGCAGCATTACTGCCTGCTTTTGCATAAATAACATTCGAGGTAGCACTGGCATCATATAACGTTAAAGTCCAATCAGCAGCAGCCGATGCATGAGCATTATAAGCTGCAACAGATTTAACTAAAGCCACAGTCTCTGCGGGACAAGTATAAACCGTTTGAATGTTTGTCGTTGAAACTACGCTGATACTATTTTTATATGTATTTGCCATTTCTTCTTTTCCTATAATTTACCCTAACTCATAAACAAAGTAAAGGCTTCATATTCATCGATGAGTTGTTGCTGATACGTGGTATTTAATTTTTGTACAACGGAGCCTACATTATTGGCAAGGTTTTGAACATTGTCTCGATCAAACTCGGGTCCTAATATATCGGCGATTAGTTCTGCTATTTTTGCCATGTTTCCTCCATTAAAATATAGGATATAGAGATGGGGCGCAAAAAATTTACCATTTTATCTTCGGCCGCCTGCGTGGATATCTAATCTAAACGTTCCCATTCGCCAAGTTTGTCCGGTACTTATGTTGCCTACTTTAAGAGCGATTTGTCGTGCCCGCTTACGTGTATAAACTTGAGTGGTCGCGGTCGTAACAACATAGGAAGTTGAAACAGCCGTGCTACTTGGAAAGGCTTTAGAATTTAAACGGACTTCGGCATTCCCGGTTTGAGAACCAAAGTCAGGAATGATTCGGGAGACCCTCATCATATATTCCCCATGACCTCCAATACCTTCTTGTTGACTAATATCATAATCTCCTGATTCAACATAAGCGGCAATGGCATTCGTCGTTCCATCCGTAAAAACTTCATCAGTTCCTTTTTCCTGTTCCCAATAATAACTAGCTCCATTCGAAATACCTACGACCGTAGGATTGGTTGGAGCCACAGCACTCTTGAATTCAGTTGCATGAGGTTTGCTAAAGACGCCTTCAATACTCCACGTTGAACGAGCTAAAGAAGAAGTCGTCCAGATTTGATTTTGAGGATTTGAATTTAAATAATTATAAGTCACCGATCGATCAACATAACTTGAACTACTACTTGGATAAAACCAGGTAATCTCTCCGAATAAAGCGTTGACGGCTACATGAATTTGTTGATTGGCATTTACATTAATATCTTCAAAAACATAATCTTCAACCAGGCAAGGCATCAATTCCACTCGACCTCCGTTATAGCGATAGAACCCTGTCGGTCCCATCCAATAGGCAATACCATCAACTTCTGCTGCAGCATGCTGACTAGACATTCCACAGTTCGTTCCGACCTGGGTAAAACCAAACGTTAAAGGAGGACCAATAAATTTCATGGTGTACATCGCTGTATCTGACCAGATATAAACTGCACTCTTTCCTACAATCCCTCCTATTAATTTAGAACCGTCTGTTAGTCTTTGACTACCAGCAGTGTTATTTTTAGTAGGGGTCCAGACCGTTGTAGATTCTTGATTAGACCATCGGACAAACATATCATCTTGAGTCGAGGCAGTTTGTAAAGTGGTTTCAGTTCCAATTGAAATTAAATGACGATCAGGTGTCGAAAGAACCATATCTCTTGAAGCGGTAGGAACTTCTGAACCTGATACTAAAACCGCTCGTACACTTAAATTAGGAATGGAAGGTGTCCATTGAAATATTTTCTTATTATGAACTAAAGCCAATAGGTTTTCGCCATAGTTCAGAAGTCTCCATTGAGCTGGCTCAATAACAATATTGGAAGAAGCACTGGCACTGCCCCATCCCACATAGGTTGTGGCATCATAGGTCGTAGTGCCGCTTGAATGGGCCGCGGTCGACGTTCCATTGGTGCCCCGTGTAATTCCATTCAAGGTGTTGCTGGTAATACCGGTATAGGTAATAAGTTCTGATTCAACAAGAATCGTACCAGCGCTTGTGAAACCCGTGGTGTCTGTTAAAACAATATCGGTTCCGGATCCTCCGGTTCCATAAGTATCATTTAACAAGGCTCCGTTTAAAGTTGTTTGAATAAGAGGAAGCGTTTGACCACTCCAAGTATTCGTACCCCAGCCATAGCCGTACGTTTGAATCAGGGGACCAATTTTATAATAAAAATTAACAGTGGTAGTTCCTCCAGAAGCCGTTCCGCTAGCTGCTGATCCCATCGTGACTTCAAGGGTTGTGGCAGTCGGTGCATCGCTCACTTCAAAGAGTAAATCTTCAAAATCTGAATCACTAAAACCTGTTCCCGTAGGAACAGTCAC